GGGGATCTTCAGTCTGTTCAGTATCCCTACTAGCCCCGCCGGGCCTTCGATGAGGATGTTTCGACAGTCAGCGAACGTCTCACCGATCACCCCCCACTGAGTCGGGGTTCCCTCCCACTCGGGTAAGGCGACCATTTGTAGTACAAAACACTCCAATGCGGTCCGGGTCTTCCCAAAACCTCTCCCAGTCATCAAAAGCCAGATGAGCCAATCACCTTCTGGTAACTGCTGTTCAGGTCTGCCGATCCAGTACCAGGGCTGAAGATGTAGTTCGGATAACTGCTCGGGACTGAGGTTGTCGATGAACTCGCGTTGTTTCTCCGCCGTCCACGAGGCGACGGTCTTAGCCTTCGACCAACTCACGGGGCTTCAAACGCTCGAAGAGATTCGTTATGTCGGACTTCTGCTCATCCAGGGTGATAATGCCGATCATGGCCTGGACTCTGGTAGGCGCGTCAAGTCCTAGGAGTTTCGCCCTACGGCCCTGGACTTTCACCAGCGAATCAACGGCTTTCAACGCTACCGAGTCATCTAGGACGGGTTCGCCGTCGTTGTAGACGACTTTCCCACTGGCCGAGATGGCGACGTGCTGCTTATCTAGTATCTCCAAGGCTTTCGACTGTGCCTTGTCCAAATGCGCCAGTTCAATCTTTCGCAGGGAATCAGCATCAGCGAAGGGGACTTCCTTCATTGCGCTGTCCACAGCCACGTAGACGGTTGAAAGTGCTATTCCGAGTGTCTCTGCAATCGTCTGGCAATCAATGCCCCGTAGCCTCATCTGGGCGGCTCTCTGGTTCCTCTCCGAGAGTGTCAGGGCTGTAGTGGGTGTTTCTATGTTCATTTGTCCTTAGAGTAGCAAAGGACTTAGGTCAAGTTCTTGATTGCGCCTCATTCTTCCCACGATTCATCAAACAATGGTTCGGTCACGACTTCCGGCGGTCGATCCACTGTTTCCATGTTTCGAGTCGCCTGGATGAAGTAACTCTTCTTGAGTTCCGCACCTATTCCGAACCGTCCCATCCTCACGGCTCCGTAAACCTCTGATCCAACTCCCATGAACGGGGTGAACACCTTTTCACCCGGTACGGTGCGTAGGTCTATGAATCTCTCGATCACGTCGAGTTGCAGAGGGTGGACGTGCTTTTCGTCATCCTCGTCCTTGGCGTCTTGGAACGGAAGAACCCTTGTCCCCCTCACGTCGTCCCACACTGACGAGGCATAGCGTCTCCATATCCAGTGGGACCACCGGTTCAACTTCTGGTCCCCGTCGTAAGCCCTCCACTTGGCTAGGTCGGCGGGTGGCTGTTCGTCCCCTGCGTAGTCACCAGTAAGTCCTACCGGGTGAGGTACTGGGTTGCCCTCCCCCTTCTTGCGGAATACCAGAAGCTCGTCCGGTGAGGCCATGCCGCCCAAAGCACCATCGAGAACGATTGTCTTGTGGGCAAGGTTTCCTTGCATGGTCCTTCGTCGGACCCCTAAGGGCTCTTTCCATATGACGTGACGAGATATGAAGTCGAAACCAACCTTCTGATGAGCCCGGATAACATCACCAGGGAAGTCGATGTACGACCCGAACGATGCTGAGGCCACGTTTGGCACCAGAGCCGTGTGTACGCCCGAACATCTACCGGGCGCGGTCACTCGATAAATCTCCTCGAGGATGAATTGGTACATCTCGAAGAACTCGTCGTAGTCCCGAGCGTTTGACAAGTCTCTGTCGTCTGACGAGTAGTGGTACAACCCCCCGAAGGGCGGGCTGTAGATTGTCGCGTCAATGCTGTCGTCAGGCATGGCCCGAAGAATGTCCATGCAATCGGCGTGATAGATCGCGTACCGGTCAGTTATTACTTGGTCCCCTACTTTAGCCATGATGGCATCTCCATTTCCTCATCGAAGTCGGCTCGTCGAACCGACAGGGCATCGTTCATTTCCGCTACTAATTGTTGGAACATCTGATCGGCTTGTTCGCTCTTTCGCTGAAGATTTCTCAGTACGTTCTCTCCACCTGGGGTTGTAATCAGGTGAATGTCCACCTGTTCTTTCTGCCCGAACCGCCACATTCTGCGAACCGCTTGGTACATCTGCTCATAGCTGTGGCTCGGGAAGTAGGTCATGGTGTGCGAGTGCTGCCAGTTCAGACCCCACGCGCCGATCTTCGGCTTGGTGACCAGTACTCGAATGTCTCCCCGACTGAAGGCTGCCAGTTTCTCCTCTTTCGATGAGTCTGAGTCTGAACCACAAACCTCTACTGCCCCCTCTATCATTGAAGTGAGCATCTTGCTCTCGTCATTCAGGTGGCACCACGCCACGCCGGTTTCAACATCTGCCAGTAGTGCGGCCGCCATCTCGCACCGCTCCACGATGGTCCTTCTGGATTCTTCCCGTTCTTCCTGTAATCCATAGGCGGGAAGGTCGAACAGCGACCCCTCTTTGGCCCTCGTCGGATGGATGAGATGGACCGTCTCTTTCAGCGGAGTAAGAATGAAACCATCGTCATCGAATCCCAAATCACTCGGCTTTCGCATGGCTCTGGCCCAACTTGCCACCCAGCGCCAGAACGGGGTGTGGGCGTGTCCCTTGAGTCTCCATTCAACCGACGATCCGCCGAAGCCTCGCCCTCGAGACGAAACCGATTTGGCGTCATTAGTGAAGAACCTGCTCAACATGTCCATGTGCCCCATCTCGCCAAGCGCCTCTGCCGAGGTTCCTAGTTCGATGTAGTCGTTCGGTGCCGCCGTTGCGGTGGCCAACAACCTGTACTGATGAAGTCGCATGAACTCCGTTACTCGCCCTCGAGTTACACCCTCGAATGATTTGATGGCTGAGCTCTCGTCACAGACGACACCCCCGAAATCCGACCAGGTGAACTTCTCCAGCTGCTCGTAGTTCGTTACCACTATCGGGGCTTGTATGGATCCGTCCCTCGATAAGTGCGCTTCGTGTCCGAACTTGTGGGCTTCCTCAATCATCTGAAATCCAACGGCCAAGGGGGTAAGTATCAGCACCGGCTTGCCTGTGTGCTGGTGTACGTTCTGAGCCCACGCCAACTCCATCGGCGTTTTCCCTAGACCACAGTCAGCGAACATAGCTGATCGTCCGCGTCTGATTGAGAAATCGACCAGAACCTTTTGGAAATCGAACAGGTGATCTGGTATGCACACCGGGGCGAATCCACCGTTCCCCGCTAATTGTGCTTTGTGCGCTAGGAACTTCTCGTACTCATTCACGATGACACCCCGTACTTTTGCTGGTGAGTCCGCATAGCTTCGCGGCACTCAGTGAGCCTGCATCCTAAATGTCCGTAGCAGTACGCGGTTCCGTGCTTGTACTCCTGACGTTCGATCCGTCCGATGACGTAGCGCACCTGTTTTTGCTTCTGGCTCATGGCCATATTTCGTCCTTTCCACTGGTGAATACAATCTAACAGATAAGTAGACGGTCGTCTAGTTATTGGATTGAGCGACATATTCTTGATTCACGATGTTTCACGTGAAACAATTGCCACCACCTACGAATCACAATTGGCTCCGGACAGTGGAATCTCTCTAGGAGATCACTTACGGCGTGTCCCCAATCCTCGAACCCTGCGTTGTACAACGGATGAGGATTCAACTCTACCGTTTCGCTACAGCGTGGGCAGACGACAGACACGACGCGCGAGTCAGTCGTTTGTCCCGTCAGGATGCGGTAGTCCTTCGCGCTCACTCTTCCCTCTTTCGACATACCTTGCAGCCGACGATCCCAGTTCTAGGGCATCGCATCGGATTCTCGCCTTCGTAGTGGCAGAGGTCCCATTGTCCCCCGTAGGCGTCCTGACACGGACAGGTCACGTCTCCGTGCGGGCATGGTCGATAGTCGTCGTCACGGATCAGTGTTTCGGTCATTCGTCCACCAGCCAGTCTGGCTCAATAAGTTCTATGTCGCCCTCGTGAGTTGCCTTGTTCACTAACGAGATGCGGTCTATCGGGCCGTGGAGCTTTTCGGACGTGGGCGTCTTCGGGGCAGTTGCAGCCGCATCGTTTGTTCCATTTCTCAGTCATTGCGGAGGGCCCTTTTAATTCCTAATGAATATCCCTTGTACTCTGCGGACTTGATGTATTCCGCGAGCGATACAGTCTTGGCCCGGTTCCACCAATGTTTGCCCCTAACGCGCACAGTCGCGTTTGAAAAGTACGTCAACGACGGCCACGTATAGGACTCTTTCGGTCCATCCCGCTTGATGCGGGCGTAATCCGTCCCATCGACCTCGTGCGAATCTGCTTTTGTTGGCTCTTCGGTGCTGAGTGACAGGTAGTAGTCACCGGAAACGGCCTTCTCGACGGTCTCCAGCAACTTCTTGTCAGCGTCTCGGTAGTCCTTGCTCATCAGTCCTCCCTCAAACTGCGAGTCACGAGCATGGGGTCACAAGCCGACCACCGGGCCAACTGAGCTCGTTTCACCCCGGCTTCCTCGGCGAGTTTCCACACTTCAGCGCGCGTTGCCCGGGCTTCTGTCGCGTCGTCGTCAGCCTCGGCTATCTCGATACGCAGGGTTTCGAGCTCTTCGGCGATCTGTTCTAGTTGTCGCTCAGTCTTGGTCATTGGTTGTCCCTTGCTCCATCGGAGTATCCGTCCCTTGCTCCATCGGAGTATCCGTCGATGTATCCCGTGTGATAATCGCAGGCAAACCAGTAACTATCTGGTGTTTCAGGAGCGGTCGGAGATGCGTTGAACGGCGTCCCATCGCACTTTTGCGGCTCAATCCCCACCTCGCTGAACTCTTGGCGTGTGTACCTGCTCATGCCTTCACCGTCCATATCTGTGATTTCCTGCCTGACTTCGTCGGCCTTGTACCCAAACTCTCAATTCTCCCCGCCACCTGTAATTCGATTCTGCGGGGTCTGGCGGTATTGGGGGCCAATCCTGTGACTTCTGCTATCTCCTCGTCGATTAAGCCCTTCTGGGCCGCTCTGATGGCCTCGTAGACCTTCTCTTGAAGTGAGGGCTGCTTGTGGAGTATCGAAATACTCGCGTCCTGACTGGTCTGTGATGGGTGAATGGATCTTGGCGTGTCCTTCATCCTGCGAATCTGCCAGGGCTTTAACTCGACTACGTTGTCTGGGAAGAGTCGGTCGTTCATGGCTTCTCCCATGCATGGCGGGAGAGCCCGAGCCAGTGTGCCTTGTCCGGGCGGTCCTCAACCCAGGAATTGTGCAGATTGCAGAGCGGGACTTGGTTGTCGATGTCCAGAAGGTTCGCGTCCGTCGATCCAGCCCGAGAGCGTTTCAGTATCTCGTGACCCCAGACTCCACCGGCACAGGGTCCGGCCAGAGACATGGAAGCGGGTCGGTCACGGAACCAGCATCTCCATTCGTCCTGCGGTCCCCATGCTTGCTCTTGGACCCTGCGGCGCTCGACGTTCACCTTCTGGCGCTTCTTGGAAACCGGGCGTAGCGGCGTTCTCTTCACGAAGCCACCCCCTCGCAAAGCGCGAGAACTTCGCCTTGGGTCCGGGTGCAGACGACTTGGTTGAGGTTCCACCTATCGAACTCCTTTTCGCTCAGTTTCAGGCTCCAGTGGTCCTCTACGGGCTGTTCGCACGTCGGACAGTTCATCGTCCCCTCATTTCACAGACGCCGCGCCATGCCACAAGAAAGGCACCGGCCAGTAGAACGCTGAAAGTCAGCTCATAGAGTGCCCTGGTAAGCCAGATCATGATTTCCTCGGGCAGTTAACTTCGTTCATTTCGTACCTTTCCACTTGTCTAGAACTAGGGTAGCACGTCCGTAGAGGGTTGTCTAGTCTTGATCACGCATTGCCCACACGTCGCGTCCTCGAGCCTTTCGGTGACCTTCACGGCGTATTCCCGAGACATCAGGCAGGCAATCACCCCAGCTTTGATGAAGTGCGTTTTGTAGGTTCTCACGATTCTTCTCCCTGTTGCAGGATGGCGAGCAGGTCGTAAGTGAATCCCATTGGCACCAGCATCGCGAGTTCGTCACGCCGCAGGAGCCGCGCCACCGCACTATCTACTCGTGCCTGTAACTCGTCGCATTGTGTCCGAAGAGCCGCAACTCCTGAGTCCTCAATAAGCGTGTGCTTCGCAACCGTCCCCATTGAGCCAAAGTCGTCAATTCGTTTCAGCGCCGCATCCCTCTCGTCCGTGACTGCGTTCAGCTTTGATTCAAGTGCCGATGCCTGCAGCTTCAGATCATCTCGGTCGTTTTGCACTCTCTGTAGTTCGGCGGTGAGGTCGGCAATCTTCGCATCTTTTGCCTCAAAATGGGCGTTGACTACTTCAAGGTCTGACTGCGGCGCGGCGAGTTCGGCCGATCGTTCTCGCGTCGTCCAAACCGCGTGGCCACAACCAAGCCTAACTTTCACACCACGCGGGCCTTCTTCAAGAATCACATATTCGTCGCTCATGCTCCACCCCACTTCTCCTCGGGAAGCCCACAGCGCGAACTTCCATTCTTCGAGTGAACATCGCCTCCAGTCCCCGCCTGAGAGTTCGTCTGCTATAAACTCCGGCTCGACTTCCTCGCCGCAATTGACGCATTTGATACCTTCTGGCGGCTCGGCCTGCTGAGTGGGCCTATATCCTCTGTCGCTCATCTCATTCTCCTTCACTAGGGGCTGGGCGAAGCGTCCAAATGTTGTACAGCCCGCAGTCGGGACACTTGCTGTTCTTTTTCGTCTTGTTCAACTTCCTGCTCCACTCATCGAACTCGACGTTGCCGGTCGGCATCGGCTCATGGTTCTCATAGTTCGGGCAGTCTTGGTTGGTTTTGGTGACGATTCCAGTGTTGCCGCAGACGTAAATCTTGGTTCCTTTTCTCACGCTTCTCCTTCACTAGGGGGGGCTGGGTTTACGGCGTCGGAATCAAAACTCGTTGACCAGTCATCGCCGATGCGGGTGTAGTGGTCAACCAAGATGTGAACGTCCCTGCCATCCCTTCGCGCTATCGTCACAGCGGTTCCGTGATCCGTAACATCAATCGCTACTGTCAGTTCGCTCATCTCAATCCTCTTTCTTGCTAGTAGGGGTGGCTGAGGGACGCCTTCTACGTTGTCGCTCATTCGCCCAGTGCGCAGATGTCGGTACGAACCATGACATAAATATTAGGAATACGAATAAACCAATGAATACAAGAATGTCAATGAAGTTGCTCACGCTTCCCCCTCCCCTGCTGCCCCCGAAAGGGAATCTAAAAATGTCAAAAGTTGTGTGCCGATGAATTCTGTGTAGGCCGGGGGAATTGATTCTCGCCCTTCGGCTCGCGTCATCCACTCCACCCCTACATCTTTTCGCCACATCTTGTCAGGGTCACCAGCACCGAATTCTTCCCTGATACGCTTCCGCCCCTTAACATTCTGCGGGTTAAAAGCAGGAGAGCCGTGACTGTGGAGTGGGGCCACCCCGAGGCCAATATTCGACTCAAACCAGCGTGGTCGGCGCGAACGCATGCCGAACATGCAGCCGCACAGAATTAAATCGGGCCGAACCGGGGAGCGTGGCACGTTCTCTATGACATAGGGGAGTCCGGTCGCTTCCAATAGCCCCCGGACAGGTCCAACGAGGTCCGGGTAAGTCTCCGAAAGACCGGGGCGACAGTTAGACATAGACGAGTACCTCTGGCACGGTGGTGACGCGTGAATGGCGTCGAACACTTCACCACGGTCGCTGTAACTAACCCACGCTGGGTCTAGCGCATCTCCTTGAATGAATTCAAAGGGATAGTTCGGCTGCGGATTTATGTCCACCCCCACCACTTCAACCCCCGCCCTTGAGTAGCCCATCGCTGCCCCGCCAGCCCCGCAGAACAAATCCAAAAGTCGAGGTTTCATTCTGCTGCCCCCGAAAGGGACGCCAGAAATCTTTCGCTGTTGGCCTCGTGATCCTCGCGCGTCCATTGATGACGTAGACACCGCTGCACTCGCGGCTCGTTATTGAGCGGCCAGATTACCTCCCGATGGTAACGCCAGCACCACCGCCTATCGCATCTCGTCGAAAGCCAACGCTTCATTATTGCCCTTTCTCAAATCCATCAACGAATCCCTCGTGGTAAGAGCAGAGAATGAACTGCGAACCCGGCTTTTCCGACCATGTGTTCATCTGGCATCCCTGGCACTCGTCCAACTGTTCGCGGGTTAAGCCTGACTCTTCAACCAGACTGACAAACACTCTCGCGCTCATTCCAGTTCCCCCACGCTCGGTGCCGCCACATCTTGATTTTCGTTTTCTCGCGGTTCGTCACTTAGGGGGCCGCGTTCGATCATCATTAGAAACCCCCGTCAGGTCGTGCCACGCCAAGTTTCACGGCGATTCGATTCTTAGCAATTTCTCGATTGTCGCGTTCCGATTTATGCATATCACACGTCTCAACAATCCCGCTCGGGAGATGAGTCACCTTGACCATTGGGTTATCAACCCAATTTCTATAGATGTCAACTCGGTAATCCTCATCTCTGAAAGTAAGCACGCGCTTCCAAAATCCATCGTCGACAATTGTGACGAACCTATTGCGCTCCTCGCACTCAGACCACGAACATCCGTGAGTCAAGCATGAATGAATCTGATTATCTCCCCCCACGCATCACCCCCTTGGTTGTCCTCGTACACGATCCGGTCAGCCGTGAACTTCGGCTCGTCCATCCCCATCGCTTCAAAAACGCCTTCGGGGTCACTTAGGGGGCCGGAAGGGGGCAACGGATTTTCGTCAAGGCAACGCGGCTGCCCGTCCGGCATGTGGGCTTGGAACAG